AGGGTTAGTTGAAGTTTCAACTATCGGCAGGGGTTGAGGTCGTGGCACTCAGGGGGCGAGAGTGCTGACGGCTTGGGTCGGTTTATTATCTTTGGCAAGACATTATGAGGCGCGAGGGGAGCGCCGAGGTGCTAGTCAGCCCTCCCACTTCACCCCACTTCCCTCCCTTTGGACTTATCCACAAGGATATCCACAGGCTGTGGATAGACCTGTGGAAAACCTACCCCACGCTTTATAGTGCGCGTGGGGAGTGTCTGTAGTACCCACACAAAATATCTCCACTAAAGTGGATCCATTTCGTCCAATGTCCGTATTGTATGCTTATATACGTGACGTTAGTCACATCTATAAAGATTTTTGAAAGAAAAGCGGGAAACCGCTTTTTTTTCCTGCCTAATACAGTATAGAGGAGCAAATGCGGGGTGCACTGGCATTTGCGACGCTACGCTCACGCTACGCCCGTTAGGGAGGTAGCAGTGAGCGCTCCTAGCGGAGCGAGGCCGAATCGTATGATGAGGCTCAAGCGGAGCCTCTTTTAGTTGGGTGAAGTCTGCCCACAACCCGTTAGGATGAAATGCCAGAGAATACCTCCGATATAGCCAAGCGAGTCATCCTATCTGCTATCGCAGAAGGTATGACGGTAGAGCAGGCTGTCGCCTCTGCTGGTAAGAGCTACAAGTCCTATGAGTATTACCGCCGTACAGATCCTGCTTTCAAAGATAAAGTTGATAGAACCCGCCTAGGTTTACGCGGCGCTTCCTTTATTGAAAAGACCTTAGACGAACTGACCTTTGCTCAGTTCCGTGAACGCTTCCTGCGTTCCAAGACTTTCCCTCATCAGCAGAACCTGATAGATGTGATAGAAGGTCGTGACCCTTCTTGGGTCCATCCCTCGATGAAGTACGAAAAGGGTCTGGCAGATAACCGTATCCTTATCAACATTCCGCCAAACCACGCCAAGTCGATTACCGTTACCGTCGACTATGTAACGTGGAAGATAGTCAATAACCCGAACTTTAGAGTTCTCATAGTTTCCCAAACCCAGCGTCTAGCCGCAGACTTCCTTTATGCTATCAAGCAGCGACTGACGCACCCGATGTACGAAGAACTACAGCAGGCATATGCCGCTGGGGTTGGGTTCAAGTCTAAGACAGCCTCCTGGCAGGCTACCCGCGTTACCTTCGGTGATGAACTCCGCGAGTCATCCGAGAAGGACCCCAATATCGAAGCTGTCGGTATCGGCGGTCAGATTTACGGTAAGCGTGCTGATATGATTATTATTGATGACGCTGTAACACTGAGCAACGCTAATGACTTTGAACGTCAGATCAAGTGGCTCACCCAAGATGTACGCTCCCGTCTCAATCCGACAGGTAAGCTCATTGTTATCGGTACCCGCGTATCAGCAGTAGATTTATACAAAGAATTACGCAATCCCGATAGATACCCAGGCGGCCTCGTGCCTTGGACCTATCTAGCGATGCCAGCCCTATTAGAACCCAACGAAGACCCTGAGAAGTGGGTTACCCTCTGGCCTTACTCAGATCAACCCTTTGATGGACAACCTGAAGAGCAGAAGACCGAAGAAGGCCTCTGGCCTCGCTGGTCTGGGCGTAACCTCTATAACGAGCGTCAAGCTATGGACGCATCTACGTGGGCCTTGATTTATCAACAGCAAGATATATCTGATGATGCAATCTTTGATCCTGTCTGCGTGAAAGGCTCCATCGATGGAATGCGAAAAGCAGGTCGATTGGTGCCTGGCAGTCCAGGTCATCCCAAAGACCTCAACGGTTTCAGTTTTGTTTGTGGACTGGACCCAGCAATGGTCGGAGACACAGCGGCAGTTTGTTATGCGGTTGATCGGACATCTCATAAGCGCTACATTGTTGACGCTATCAAGATTACGCGTCCTACGCCTGCACAAATCAGACAACTCATTACCGATTGGACTAACGTATATGCACCATCGGAATGGATCGTGGAGCGTAACGCCTTTCAATCTTTTCTCACGCAAGATGAAGGAATTAGACAATTCCTTGCATCCAAAGGAACTGTCCTAAGAGAGCACCATACTGGCAATAACAAGTGGGATGCAGGCTTTGGTGTGGCTTCTATGTCCACCCTCTTTGGAACTAAGCAACCTGATGGAAAGCATCATCGAGATAATCTGATTCATCTTCCATCTGACCAGACAGAAAATATCAAGTCTCTTATAGAGCAGTTGATTACTTGGTCACCAACGACCAAGGGTAAGACAGATATGGTGATGGCTCTCTGGTTCTGCGAAATCAAAGTACGTGAGTGGCTCAACCAAGGCATTCACCAGACACACCATCTCAAGAATCCATTTTTATCACGTTATGAAAAAGGCAAGCGAATGGTCATCAATATCGATGAACTGCTTGCCGAAAAAGACAGACAGTTCATCTAGGAGAACCAAGTGCTTACAGTCAAAGAAGTAGTCGCTAAGGTATCGCGTCTTCAAACGAAGTACGCTGCCCGCGACCAGCGTATGCGCGACGTGCTATCAGTGCGTCAAGGTGACATTAGCAAGGTTTATCCTGCGATGTTCTCAGAGGAATATCCCAAGCCTCTTGTTGCTAACTTCGTAGACGTTGCAGCTCGTGACCTCGCTGAGGTTATGGCACCGCTTCCATCGTTCAACTGCGCTGCTACCAATATGGTTTCTGATGCAGCACGCAAGGCTGCAGATACCAGAACTCGTATCGCTAACTATTACGTTTCAGGTTCTGAACTACAGATTCAAATGTACAACGGTGCTGACTGGTTCAACACTTACGGTATGTTGCCAGCAATCGTAGAGATGGATTACGAGACAAACAATCCACGTATCCGTTTGCTCAATCCATTCGGAGTATATCCAGAGATTGACAGATTCGGTCGCACAATTTCTTTGACTCAGGTTATTCAGACCGATGCTGAAACATTGGCATCGCAGTACCCAGAGTTTTCATCTCAGATTATGCCTAGGACTTCCTTCACAATGGGCAGCCCTTACATCTCAATGGTTCGTTACCACGACAAAGACCAAGATGTTGTTTTCCTGCCAGATCGTGAGAACTTAGTTCTATCTAACTTGCCAAACCCAACTGGTAAATGTATGGCACGTGTGGCTGTTCGTTCATCTATTGATGGCGAAGCACGCGGTCAGTTCGATGATATTTTGGCTGTACAACTTGCTCGCGCTCGCTTTGCTGTATTGCAAATTCAAGCAGCAGAAAAATCTATCCAAGCACCGATTGCTATTCCGCAAGATGTACAAGAACTTGCTCTCGGCCCTGATGCGATTATGCGTTCTGCTAATCCACAGGCAATCCGCCGTGTACCGCTAGAACTTCCTAACGGAGTCTTTACAGAATCTGGCGTACTAGAGCGTGAACTCCGTCTTGGTGCTCGTTACCCAGAAGTACGCTCAGGTAACATCGACGCATCAATCATTACAGGTCGTGGAGTTCAAGCACTCCAGGCTGGCTTTGATACTCAGGTACGTGCAGCACAAGCACAGTTCGCACGTCTGTTTACTGAACTTGTTTCTCTCTGCTTTGAGGTAGACGAGAAAATCTTTGGCAATATGCCTAAAGAAATCAAGGGCGTTGATGATGGTACGCCATTCAATATGAAGTATGTACCAAGCCGAGCAATCGCTGGTGAATACGGCGTAGATGTCCGTTACGGCATTATGTCTGGTATGAATCCAAACAACGCCATCATTGCTTTGCTACAGATGCGCTCTGACAAACTTGTATCACGCGACTATGTACGTCGTGAAATCCCAATGGAGCTCAATGTCACTCAAGAAGAACAGCGTGTGGATATTGAAGAGATGCGCGATTCTTTGCGCGTTGCTGTTGCTCAGTACGCCCAGGCTATACCTGCGATTGCAGCACAAGGTCAAGATCCTTCTCAAATCGTTTCCCGAATCGCCGAAGTAATCAAAGGCCGTCAAAAAGGTTTACAGTTAGAAACAATCGTGGAGAAGGTGTTTGCACCAGAGCCACAACCAGAAGTGCCAATGGGCGAACAAGTTCCAGCAGCAGGTATGGCCCCCGTTCCTGCCTCGCAGCCAACTCCAGAACAAATGGGTGCGGCCCCTGCTGCTGGCGCTCGTCCAGATATAGCAACTCTACTCGCATCTATTGCAGGGTAAGGGAGGTGTGAAATGAAAAAAGGTGGTCGCGCAAAGGCTTCAATGGCAAAGCCAAAAGAAGGCTCAAAGAAAGCTCCAATGCCAAAGGGCGGAAAAGTTGACTTTGGTTATGCAGCTAAGGCTCGTAAAGGCAAGAAGGCTTAGTGTAATTAGAGAGGACAGAGCGTGGATAACGAAGAAGATTCAGTACCGCGCTCTGTCACTCTTGCAGATTTCTTAGTAGTTCTATCAGGTTTCTTTGTAAATATAACGCGAGCCATAGAGATGCTCGCATCAGAGATTTTAGATTTAGCAGTGTATAACGCAAATAGAAAAACAAAAGTTTCCAGAGTATGGGAACAATTCACATCAGATTTAGAAAAGATGGAGGACGGTAATGGCTAAAGAACCAGTAAATCCACTGGCTGGAGTTGCAGGCCCTGGACCATTTTCCACACGTACAGATCAACTCAACTTCCAATCAGATTACTATGGTCAAGGTATTGAAGACAAGATGCTTAGAGAAGCACAACCTCTTTCAAAGACACCAGATGTTCGCGGTATGGCATCTTCAAAAGTACGTGAAGCCGCTGGAAGAAAAGCAGAAAGATTGACCCAACTTTACGATCCATCTGAAAGACCAGATGAACCTATTACTTCAGGTATAAACATTGGGGACGGCCCCACATCTGCTGTTCTTGGTGCTAGACAACAGACAGAATCGCTTTCATCCATCCTTGCCACAATGGTTCAATACGACACCAATGGAGAAATTGCTGCTTTGTACGAGCAGGCCGTAGCTAGAGGATTGTAATGTCCCAGAATATCAACAAGGGAAACATCTACCAAGCTGCCAAGCGAGCCAATCTGACTCCTCAACAGACTCAGAAAATCAACTCGTTGACAGATATGTATTCACAGCACGTGCGGCTCAACAACCTGCCGCCATCTGTCGGTGCCGCTGAATACAATCAGTTACCTATCGACCAGAAAAAGGCACAAGCAGATTTCTTTGGTGGTATTGATGACACAGATCCCAAGCGTGGATTCATTGGTCAAGCCGCATACATCATCTCACGTCCTGTTGTAGAGCCAATCAAGGCTGTATTCAAGGCGGCAGGGTGGGCATCAGACCAAGTAACGCGTGCATATCGTGTTGGTGCTATTGGTATTTCTGAAGGTGTGGATCTTGGAGATGCGTTTCAACGTTCTGGTGCCAATGGTGAGCAGGTATTCAATCCTGGCAGAATTGAAAAAGTTGAAAAGACTTATGGTCGTGACCGTACAAATATCGCCAAAAAGATTTCTGCTGGTATTCCGCTAGACCAAATCATTCGTGAAGCGCAAACCGAGAATGAAAAGGCTCTTGCATTTTCCGCTGGTTCTAAGGAAGGCGACAAACTTACAGAAGAAGCAGTAGCAAAAGTCAATGCTGCTAAGTATTCTCCAGGTCGTCAAGTTGCTAACGCGTTCTTGCCAGATGACCTAGAAGGTAAGTCTGGTCTTTATTCGTGGATTTCAGGTACAACAGATGCTGCATTCCGTATCTTTTTAGATCCTACAATTTTGCTAGGTAAAGCACGTAAGGGCTACCTAGGTATGAAGTATGCTCTTGACAAGACAGTTGGTACTGCTGAGAAGGTAGAAGATGCCTTCAAGAATAAAAACATTGAGAACTTCTGGACAGAGTTTACAAAGACTACAAAAGATTTACGCGACGCTCGTATTGCTAATAACGCAGAAAAGATTGGGCAAGCAACAGGTCGCTTACGCGCTCTCAATCCTGCCTTTGCTGAGAATGGCGTAGACAGCGCTCTCATCAAGTTCGCCAATGAAGACTTTGGCGGAATCCTTGATGTCAATACTGCCAAGGCTTTTCTCTCTAATGCACAGCGCATTGAACCAATCTTCTACGGACAACCTGGTTTTAGAACCAAGGTTATGCCTATCTTGTCACCAGCACGCAAGGCTAAACTTGCGGTCTATGACAAGGCTGGCGCAGTCTTTGATCTCAATAAAGACTCTGCTAACTTCTTACGTAACATCGTATTTGATGAGGCAGATGCCCAAGGCATCTCAAGCCTAGAGGCCGCACGTCGTTCTCTTATTGGACGTGAAGGTGAGTCTGCTGTTGAGGCAGGCGCTCGCACTGCAGCTCGTATTACAGAATCAGAGCAGAAACTTGCTCGTTTCTCTATCGCTGGTATCAACAAGCGTCTAGATAATTTTACTCGCAAGTTTGCTCTCATTCCAGATATGGATGAACTAGGCAACTTCGCATCAGAGAAGTCAGCGCTAGCCTTTGAGCGTTACGCACGTCTTGTATATGGACGTTACTCAAGCCGCATCCTTGGCGATGTTTACAAGCAAGCCAATATCGGTCAACGTCGTGAGATGTTTATTGGTCTACAGTCTGCTGTAGGTGAACTACGTGGATTACGCGGTACACAAGGTGGACGTAAACTACTAGATTCTCTTGGTTCAGTAGGCCGCGATGCTGTCTATACCAACCGCGTTGTTACACCCGACAACCCAGATGGAGTCATTCCGTCACAAGTCAATGGTGTTGACTCTGCTGCATACGCCTATCAACTCAATGACCGCCTAGCATTTATTACACCAGACCAATTAGATAAGTTTGGCGCTCGTGATGGATTCCTAGCACGAGTCTGGGGTACTCAATACTCCAAGGCTGCAGATGACGCAACATCTACATTCGTTACGGGTACTCTTGTAGGATTTAGATTCCCACTTCGTAACGCAATCGAAGATTATCTCTTCGGTCTTGCTAACGGACGTGGCGTAATCCGTAGCGCGAAAGATATTGTCAAGGCTAGAAAAGTTGCCAAGAAGGTAATTCAGGCTAGCGAAGATTTGAATTTCGCAGTTCTCAACCGTTATGCCAAGGCTAAGGATACGGACAACTTGTTGGCCCGTATGAATGCCATTGATAACGGATCTGAACTACGTTGGAACGCAACAACTAAGACGTGGGACAAGGTAGATGATGTATTCAAGTCACCTGCTAAGAAAGAAGAAGCTAGGCGCAAGGTACTGGCAGAAGCATTACTTCGTGAAAACTTCAACGATGCTCAGATTGGTAAGTTTGGTAGCGACTTTGACCGCTATGCCTACGAGTTTGCAATGTATGGTGACTACGAGAACCTTCTCAAAAGTGCATCTGAAGGCGCATATAACCTCAATGCTGGTAATGACTTTTTCTCTCGCGCAAAGCGCCTCAGCCGTAAGCACGGCAAGGTCGTAGATTTTGAGGTAGATGGCGAGGCTTACAAGCGTGCGTATGGCTCCTTTACAGAACTCTCACCACTAAGCCAAGAAGGTCGTCTTGCTTGGGCTTTCCAGATTGCAGCCAAGGCAAATGATGAGATTGGCTCTGCAGGATTGAAACTTCTTGCCCAATATAAGGGTGACCGTACAGGATTTATCAACGCTCTTGCTAAGATAATTGATACAGATCCAGGAATTGCTAAGTTGAAGCCACGCTTTGACCGTTATGTCGATGAGACATACACATCTCAACAGCACGCAGCAGTCATCTATGACGATTTGGCTACGATGCTTGGTAAAGCAGATGGCAGCATCAACGACGACCTACTCAATAAACTTGTAACTCTCAAGGATGATGGCGATTACGCTATCAATATGAAAGAGTTTAGCCTTGAATGGCTGCCAAAGGGTCGTGCAGATGTACCAGCGACTATCAGTGGACCGCTTTTCATACCAGCAACACAGTCAAAGAACATTATCTCTGACCTCAACACCCGTCTATGGGACTGGCTTGGAGATGCAAACGCACGTTTGTCACGTGACCAGCTAGTTCTTGACGCTGCTTTTGATATTCGTAAGGATCTTCAACCATTCCTTGATGACCTATCCAAGAAGATAGGCGAAAAGGCTGCAACTCAGCAGATTATTGAGATGTCACAGAATCTTGCTATTGAGCGAGTGATGGCATTCGTAGATAATCCAGCCGTTCGTACACAGATGGCGTGGTCAATGCGTAACTTTGCACGTTTCTATCGTGCAACAGAAGATGCCTACCGCCGTGCATACCGTACAGTCAAGTACAATCCAGAGGCTCTACAGAAGATTGCCTTGACATACGAAGGTGTTACTCATTCAGGTTTTGTTCAACGTGACGACCAAGGTGAGGCCTACTTCATCTATCCAGGTTTGGCTCCAGTTTATGGTGCAGTCAACAAGATGCTCAATGTCTTTGGTCTTGGAGACAAGTTCGTAGCGCCAATGCCATTGCAATTCGGTTCATCCTTGAAGATGCTTACACCGTCTGCAAACCCTGACTCGTGGTTGCCTACATTCTCAGGACCGCTTTCTGGGCTAACGCTCAAAGCTATTTACAACATTGCAGGTTTCTTTACTGAATCTGATATTCCTGTAATGGCTAGAGTTGCCAAGGAAATCAAATCAACAGAGCAGTACACTCTTGGAGAAATTGGAGAAGGGCAGTCGTTCTTCCAGTCTGCATTGCCAGGCCACGTCAATCGTCTTATTTCTGCCCTTGACAAGGACGAGCGTGATAGCCAATACGCTTCAGCTTTCCGTAAGGCGGTTACCTATCTAGAGGCAGGTGGTCACACACCATCTGCAACAGCAACTCCTGGTGAACTTATTGAATACCAAAAGAAGTTGAAGTCAACTATCACGGCAGTTTTAGGTGTTCGTTTTATCCTAGGCTTTATCTCACCAGCATCACCAACCACAACGCTCAAGAGCGATATGGCTGAGTGGGTTCGTGAAAACGATCGCGTCAACTTCAAACAAGTATTCTCCAAGTTGATTGACCAGTACAGCGATACCAACGATCCTGTTGGAAATGCTATGGCAGATTGGGTCAAGTATTACCCAGAGCAAGTGCCGTACGTTATCAATGAATCTGACCCTGTATTCCAAGCACGCGTCAAGACATCAAACGCGGCGGCAAACTGGGTAGATGACAATAATGAACTCATCAAGAAGTATCCAGAAGGTGCGGCATTCTTGATGCCACAGTCTGGAACATTCTCGTGGGAGGCCTACCAGTTCCTCAAGGACAACGGATACCGCGAGACTAAACTCGTTGGTGACTTCCTCAAGGAAACTTTCGTGGCAAAGTCCAAGCAGTTCTATTACATTCAGCGCGATAAGTATGAAGAGGCGCTTCAGAATGTCAGAACCGACCGCGAGCGCAAGCAACTCAATGAGGCTTGGGACGCTTGGGCCAAAGAGTTCAAGCAGACCAGACCGCTTCTGCAAGAAGAGTTTGCTAACTCTGCAGCTAACAACGTCAAGCGTATGGCTGCCTATAAAGATCTCAAAACAATGCTTGATGAAACCAAGATAGTTTCACCA